ATCTAAAGATGTTAAATCTTTAACAACAAGTATGCACGTTGAAGAAACATTTTCAATTCCTTTAAAGGTTGAGGAAAAATCAGATATTGAGGTAAGAGCATTATCTTCTTCAGGTAGTGTCAGCTTTGATATTTCAGCAGCTTTAGAAATTATATATATTAAGAATGAGACATTGACATGAGTACATCAGGCACATATGACTTTTCTATGGACATAGATGAAGTCATTCAAGAAGCAATGGAAATGATAGGTGGTGAGCCTACACTAGGACATGAACCTAAATCTGCAAGAAGGTCAATTAACTTACTACTATCTGATTGGCAAAACAGAGACATAATGTTATGGACTGCAGAAACTTCTGTGTTTACAGTTTCTGTAAGTACAACTACATATTCACTTGCATCTTCAAGCATTGACGTATTAGAAGCAGTTGTTAATAGAGATAATACTGACATACAGTTAGAACGTATATCTATGCAAGAATATTTAAAGATACCTAATAAGAGACAAACAGGTAGACCTACTCAGTATGCAGTAAGACATGAAAGAGATAACCCTGTAGTCTATCTCTGGCCGCTACCTGAAAATTCTACAGACCAAGTAAAGATAGAACTTATAAGATATATGCAGGATGTTAATAAGTCTGCAGTACAAACAGCAGATATTTCAAGAAAGTTTTTACCATGTTTAAGTGCAGGTCTTGCATATTATATGTCAATGAAAAGACCTAATGTAGACATGAATAGAATTACAATGATTAAAACAGAATATGAAGAAAGACTTGCAAGAGCTTTAACTGAAGACAGAGAAAGAGCAAGTCTTTTTATAACACCAAAGATTAGTATATAATGGCTACAAATAAAAATGTATATGGTTTGTGTGACACTTGTGGTTTTAGATATAAGTTAAGACAGCTTAAAAAAACCAGTTATGGAACAATGGTATGTCCTCAAGATTATGATGGAGCATATGATTTAAAGAACCATCCACAAAATAAAAGTCCACGAATACAAGAAAACTTTTTTATTAGAGATTCACGACCTGACCCTAGAACAGATATACAATCTAATTGGGAGTCATTAGAACAAAATTGGGAAGATACTAACAATGATTGGAATACAATATGAGTAATTTTACAGGGCAAAAAATTGCAAATACTTATAAACAATTACTTCAAGTTAATACAAGTAACTCAGATTTAAGTAGCACTTTAATAACTGTAGAGACAGGAGCAGGTAATGCAACTCCACTACAACTTGCAACAGACAAAGTTAATATTAATGGAACATTTCAATTAGGTGGAGAAACTTTAACTGCCAATGTTTCTGCATTAAATAACATTGCAGACCTTTCAGGTATTACAGGAATTGTTGTAGGAGATTCAGGAAGTCTTTCAGGAAGAACTCTTGTTGGTGGAAGTCCTATAACAATTACTAATGCTAATGGTACTGCAGGCAACCCTACTATAAGTCTTGCCACTACAGGGATAACTTCTGCAACTTATGGACCATTAGCTAGACTTAATATAGATACATATGGAAGAGTTATAGATGTAAGTATTGCAACTACAGTTTCTGCAAATTCATTTATAGGTGGAGTTTTTAATGGTTCTTCTCTTACTGTAGAAAACGATACTTCTATTGGTGGTGATGTAGTTATTCAAGGCACTACTAATATGAAGGCAGTTAGTGCAACTGATGTAACTTTAAATAATCTTACTGTCGGAACTAAAATAACTGCAGCAACAGTTACTGCAACTACAATAGAAACAAGTGTATTAAGAGCAACTAAAGCAAGTATAACAGATTTAACTGCAGACACTTTAAGTTTTGATAGTGTGTCTGTTAGTTCTATAAACACAAATATTGTTAATGTTGTTAGTTCTACAAACTTATCTGATAATGCCACTCTTAATTTTGGTGATGATAATGATTTAATTATTCAACATAATGGAGTTCATTCTGTAATTAAAGAAGCAGGAACTGGTGATTTATTTATTCAGAGTAACAGAATAAAATTAACTAATACTGGTTCGTTTTCAATGCTTACTCTTGCAGATGGACAAGACGCAGAGTTTCCATATGGTGTACAAGTTAGTGGTACAGTAAGTGCAACAAGTTTTGTAGGACCTACTATTACTTCTATTAATAATGTAATAGCTAATGTAAGTGCTTTAACACAAACTAATCTTGATGCAGTTACATCTATTAATACAGTTATAGATAATCTTAGTGCAACTATAGCAACAAGTATTGATAATAGAACTCAAGCAATTACAAGTATAAATAATGTTATTACAAATCTTAGTGCCACATTTGCTACAAGTATTGATAATACAAATACAAATGTAACAACTAATATAAATGCCATTACAAGTATTAATACTGTTATTACAAATCTTAGTGCAACAATGGCAACGAGTATTGATAATACAAATACAAATGTAACAACTAATATAAATGCTATTACAAGTATTAATACTGTTGTAGCTAATTTATCTTCTACAATGGCAACAAGTATTGATAACACTAATGGTGCAGCTCTTGCATTTGCTATTGCATTAGGATAAAACATCAAGTATAATATAATATAATAAGGAAAAAGAAATGGCAAACTTATTTTTATCAGAAACAAATGCAGGGATTGGAACATCGTCTGCTACCATATTAACATGTGGTGCTGATACTGAAACTACCATTATAGGTCTTAGTATTTCTAACATAGTTACAAGTCAAATCACTGTAGATGTACAGCTTGATGCTTCAGGTCGTACTAGTGGTACAGAAGACAGTGTATACATTGTTAAGGATGCACCTATACCTGTAGGTGGTTCATTGGTAGTTGTAGGTGGAGACCAAAAACTTGTATTAGAACCAGGAGATGCAGTTAAAGTTACATCTAGTCAGGCATCTTCTGCTGATGTTGTTCTGAGTCATCTAGATATTACAACATAAGGGGTAACGTATGACATACGTAGGGAAAAAACCTGCCGATATAATTGCAACTGCTGTTGACACAACTACAGGTACGTTTAGTGGTGACCTGACAGTAGACACAAACACACTTTATGTAGACTCAGCTAACAATAAGGTTGGTGTGGGTACTGTAAGTCCTCAAAGAATCTTACATTTAAATGAAGCTACTAGTGGGTCTAATTATTTACATATTACCAATAGCACTACTGGTACAACATCCACAGATGGTTTGATATTTGGTATAGATGGTTCAGAGCAAGGTTATATTTGGCATTATGAAGCAAAAAACTTTATATTAGGAACTAATAACACAGAACGCATGAGAATAGACTCCAGTGGCAACGTGGGTATTGGTACTAGTAGTCCTAGTGTTGAACTTTCAATCGCTGGTTCTGACCCGCAACTTGTCCTTTGGGAGGGAACTGATGGAGCAAGTAGTTCAAAGGTTCAACTTGGAACGGGAGCTGTTCAAGGTTTTGTAAATATTCATAAGGGAGATGGAACAAGAACAGTTCAATTAAACTCTGATGGTGATACCTACCTTAATGGTGGCAGTGTTGGTATTGGTACTAGTAGTCCTGTTGCGTCTAGCTTACTTACTCTTAAAGAAACAAATGCTGGAGGTGATGGTGCAGAACTGCGGCTTATCAATTCTTCAACGACAGTGGAATCAGCAACACAAATTGTTTTTACAAATACAACTACTGATACAGCCGATTCCGCAGTTATAAAAGCTGTTCGCACTGCTAGTGGTCAAGACTTTAGATTTTCTTCTGATGGCACAGAACGTATGCGTATAGACAGCAGTGGTAATGTTCATATTGGTGGAACAGCAGAAAATGCAAGTTCATCTTTCTCGTTTATGCAATCTAGTGGTAACAGTTATCTTAACTTTAATATGAATGGTAGAACATCGCCAATAACTAATACTAATGGTTGTTATATTTGGTCTGGAGAAGGAGCTACAGGAGATTATCTAGCAGGTACGTTAGTTCTACAATCACGTTCAAATCAAAGTAGAGATATTGCTTTTATTACAGGCACAAGTCCTACAGAACGTATGCGTATTAATGGTAGTGGCAATGTTGGTATTGGTGATACCTCACCTGATATGACTACTGTAATTGCATATTCAGATTCAGGTACAGACTTTAATGCAAA